CGCCGCCTATAAGGCCGCGAAGCCTCAATTCGAGAAGCTGTATGCCGAGGTTGCGCACGAAGTGCGCGACGAGGTCTTACAGCTGCTCGACCGCCTGATCGAGGTCGGCAAGCCGGACGCACCAGCTGAGGCAGCGGCATGACCACGATCGTCAAGCACCGCACAACGACGGTCGCCAGGATCCGCGAGCAGCTCGCGAAGGAGATGGCGCGCGAGCGGACGACGTCGATCGCATGCGTCGCCTGCAACGGCGAGGGCTACATCGTCCGTAAGGCGCCCGTGAGTCAGGCCGAGGTCGCCAAGGCAACGGGCATGCACCAGTCGACGCTCAGCGCGTTTATCAAGGGCCATTCGAACCTGTCCCTCGAGAAGGGCCTGGCCATCATCGCCTGGCTCGACGAGCAGCAGGAGCGTCCGAATCCTGATGCTCCTTACGACGCGGATGAACCGCGATCGCCGGTCGTGCGCGAGCAGTCGCGCACTCGCCTGGCCGCGATGTCGCAGTTCGCCTCGGAGGCGGCCGCGAAGGCCGGCATCGACGCGATCCACCGACCACCGGTGCTGCGGTCATGAGCCTGACCCAGCACTTCTTCGACAAAGCTGATCGCATCCGGTCCGCCGTACCAGCCGTTCTCCATCGAACTCGCGACACGCGTGAAACAGGCAATAAACACCGGACTCTGTGGCTCGCCTGGCCACTTATCCACACCGTCAACAGAGTGAGTGGCGCAGCGGCCCCCGACAATGAGCAGCGACCAAGCAACTCAATAGTCGGAGGCCTGTCCTGATGGTAGCGACGCCGTCTACGCGCGAGCATCACGCGCCACTCACCGAAGCCGAGCTCATCCGCGCCCACAGCGCCGGCGCAGCACACGAGCACATTCCACAGCCGCACGAGCTGCGCAACGCCTGGGAGAGCGCGAAGCAGCTCGAGGAACGGCTCGAGCTGGCCAACCAGCCGGTCCTGCGCCGGATCGCGCGCTACCTGCGCGAGCAGACCTTCCTCGCACTCATGGAGCTCGAGGGCTTCGTCGAGGTCGCGAGCGATGGGTAAGCGCTATGCAGAGGGAACAGCGGTTTCCGTCGAGTCGAGCCGCGGCGAGATCACCGGTGTGCTCACGAAGCACGGCTGCATGCGCATGGCGTGGGCGACCGAGCCCGAGGGCGACACGCTGCAGTTCGAACTCGGTGGCCAGCAGTACCGCTTCAAGATCGTTCGTCCCACGGTTGACGCCGTCAAGGCGATGTACCGCGAGGACGGCCGCGACTGGAGCCGCGTGTACGACGCACAGTCCAAGGTCGATGCCGAATGGCGTCGGCGGTGGCGCGCCCACGTGCTCCTGCTCAAGGCAAAGCTCGAGTTCGTCGAGGGCGGCGACACGACGCTCGAGCAGGAGTTCATGCCTGCGCTCGTCACCAAGAACGGCGCCACGCTCGGTGAGCTCATGGCCACAGCGAAGGGTCAGCAGCTGCTGCTCGGCACTGGCGCATGAGCGCTAGGCAGAGTCGGCTACTCGGGAACGCCGAGGTCCCGCCTCATCGCAACGATGAGCGGCACGGACTCGGCGAGCAGTCGATCCCGGGCCTCCGGAGTCATCTTGTCGTCGTCGGGAATCTCGTCCGCCCACTTACTGAGCGCGTTCAGCACAGCGTCGGGAGCGAAGAGCTTCATCTGGACCGCGACAGCCTTGATCTCAGCCTTGGTGACGCCGGTGAGCTCTCCGGGCGGGTCGGATTCGAGCAGATCGTTGAGCGTAAGAACTCGGATGTAGAGGTCGCGCTTGCCATCGGTGAACCGGTGGCGGCCCTCATAGCGCCGGCGCGATCTCTCCACGATCAATCCGGTTGCAAAACCGAGCAGGACGGCCAGCAACGTGCCCAGCACCTGTATCGCCGCCTCGAGCACCGCACGCGTGTTGTCGTCCATGGACGGCTGAGTCTCGCACCGCTTCGCAAGTGGGAGGTGATGCCGGATCCAGCCTGAGCGCGCTCCTGGGCACCGTCCCGAACCAACCAACGACTTCACGAACGAGGTATCCATGGGCTCACCGTTCATCACCATCACCAAGGGCGGACCGACACAGGACATCGACGACGGCGTCTACCCGGTCGTTCTGATCGACATCAAGGGACCCAAGACAGTCACCGCGCAGCGCGGGCCGAACGCCGGCCAGGAAGTCGAGCTGCTCGACTGGGAGTTCGCCGTCGACGAGGGCGAAATGGAAGGCTTCGAGATCTCGGTCTCGAGCTCCACGGCGTCAGGCCCGCGCAGCAAGACCTACGCCTTCCTGACGGCGCTCTTCGGCGGCAAGACGCCGCCGGTCGGCACGCAGCTGCAGAAGGACCAGATCGTCGGCCGGCGTGCCCTGGCCACGATCCAGCACAACGACGGCGGCTGGCCGGTCATCGCCAACCTGGGCGCCATGCCGGTCACGGCGCCGATGGGGCTGCAGGCGCCGGCAACGCCGACCGACAACACGGCCATGGTGCCCGTCCAGCGCGCGCCGCGCCCCCAGCCGCCGCTCAACGAGACGGTCGAGCGACCTGCCGCGGCCGCGGTGGCAGTGGCGGCACGAGCGGCCAACGACGACCTGCCTTTCTAGGCATCATCCACGGGCGGGCGGCAGATCCGGGCAGTTCTGCCGTCCGCCCCTCATTTCTGAGGGACCTCAATGACCTCTGACGGCTGGCTCCGCGGCGACTGGATGCAGACCTACACCGGCCGGCGCTACTACCCGCTGGATCCTCGTGCCGCCGAGATCGAGGCTGCGGACATCGCCCACGCGCTGTCGCTGCTGTGCCGCTACGGCGGCCACGTCGACCGCTTCTATTCGGTCGCCGAGCACTGCGTGCTCATGTCCGAGGCGGTCGCACCTGAGAACGCACTGGCGGCCTTGCTGCACGACGCGACCGAGGCCTACGTATGCGACGTGCCGCGGCCGCTCAAGCGCCAGCTGCGCAACTACGCGGACCTCGAGGCGGCGGTCTGGCTGGCCATATGCGATCGCTACCAGCTTTTCCCTGTGCTGCCTGACGAGGTCAAGGCAGCCGACAACCGGATCCTGATTATAACGAGCGCGACACGCTGATGGCGCGCGCCGAGAAGGCCGAATGGCACGAGGTGGCGCACCTCGAGCCGCTGCCGGTGGTCGTGTCTGGCTGGTCGCCGGAAGAAGCCGAGCTCAAGTACTTGGCGCGCCTCGCGACTCTGCTCGAGCAGCATCTGCAGACATGGCCGGCGTGACCGTGGCCAAGCCCGCGGCCGACGAGGCCGTCGTCCGCCGTGTCGAGCTGGCCACGCGGATGATCGGCCTCGGCGCGCGCGTCTTCCCGCTGCAGCCGGGCGGCAAGAAGCCACTCATCGCAGGCTCCCAGGGCGGCCGCGGCTTCCTCGACGCGAGCGACGACGTCGCCATGGCGCAGGTCTTCCTGTCGAACCCGGGCAAGCCCAACTACGGCGTCGCCTTCCCACCGGAGAGCGACGTCATCGTGCTCGACCTCGACGGCGGCGGCGATGGCGGCAACCCCGACTGGAAGGCCGACTGGCAGCGCCTGTACGAGCAGCTCGGGCCGCCAGGGCTGACCTACATCGTGCGCAGCGCGTCCGGCGGCCGCCACGTCTACTACCGCTGGCGGACCGACCTGTACGGGCCGATTCCGCCCGGTGACGAGATGCTCGGTTGGACCGTGCGCAAGCCGTGGAAGGGCTACCTGGTCGGCCCGGGCTCGATAGTCGACGGCCAGGTCTACGAGCCGGTCGGCATCGACACCATCAGCGACCTGCCCGAGGCCTGGGCGCGAGCGGCGCTCGACGAGGCGGCCGCGCGTCGCACGCCAGCCGGATCCGGCGATCGCCTGACGATCCGTGTCGGCGGTGGGCCGGCCGACGTCGCCAAGGGCCACCGACATGCGTTCCTGCGCGACAAGGCGCGCCACCTGGTCGGCGTCGGGCTGACCGGCGAGACACTGTTCGCGGCGGTGATGGACATCAATCGCCAGCTTGCCGAGCCCAAGACCGAGGACGAGGTCAGGCGCGCGATCGGCGACGCGGAGGCCAAGTTCGAGGCTGATCCGGTCGATGAAACAGGCCGCAAAAAGGTGTTTGCACATAGGGACGTAGGCATTGTGCAAACACCTCCAGACCTGACCTACTACACGGCCGCCGAGGTGAGCAGCCTGCCCGGCGCGGACGTCGAGTGGGCGCTCTACGGCTACCTGGCGTTCGGTGGCATCACCGAGCTCGTCGGTGGCCCGAAGATCGGCAAGACGACGCTCGTCTTCGGACTCATCAACGCGCTCGTGAGCGGCGATCAGTACCTCGGCCTGCGCACCTCGAGCGGACCCGTTGTCGTGCTCACCGAGCAGGGGCCTACGTCGCTCAAGGCCGTGCTCAAGCGCACGGGCATCGACCAGCGCGACGACGTCCACTTCCTGCTGCATCGCGACATCCGCGGCGAAGAGTGGCCAGGCGTCGTCAGCTCGGCGTTTGCACAATGCGGACGGGTCAATGCGCAAGTACTGATCGTCGACACCTTACCGGCGTTCGCTGGCCTCGCCGGCGATGCCGAGAACGACGCCGGCGCAGCGCTGGAGGCGATGGCGCCGCTGCTCGAGGTGGCCAGCCACGGCTTGGCCATCCTGGTGAACCGGCACCGAGGCAAAGGCCCGCAGCGCGACATCGCCGACGAGGGACGCGGCTCGAGCGCGTTCTCGGGCGCGGTCGACGTGATCCTGACGCTGCGCCGCAAGACGGGCATGGCGCGGCCATCGATCCGCGAGCTCGCAGCTGCGAGCCGCTTCGACGAGACGCCCGAGGAGCTCGTGATCGAGCTCGGCGAGGACGGCTACGTCGCGCTCGGCACTGAGCAGGCGATCGCCGCCCAGGAGGCCGAGTTCGCGATCATCGAGGCACTGACCAACGAGCCCGACCTGACCATGCGCGGCCTGGTCGAGGCGACGGGCAAGGTGCGGCGCACCATCGAGCGCGCCATCGGCGACCTGGTCGAGGCACGCCACGTCAAGCGCACCGGCGAGGGCAAGCCGAAGGCGCCCTACCGCTACCGCCTGGCAGCCTCGAAAGAGGTGTTTGCACAAAACCCATCCCGTAGGGATGACACATCAGATGTGCAAAGCACCGACATCGACGGGATCGAGTCTGCGGCGCCGCCTGACGCGGACGCCAGCAGCAGACCTGATCCCGTGCCAAACGCGACATGGCTGCAGCCGTGCCGGGATTACCGGGCTCACCAAGCGCACCACCGCAAGACAGCGCAGGGCTGGATCTGTGACATCTGCAGCAGCGAGGGAGCGGCATGACCACGACCGTGCCCGGGGTCGGCGCTGTCCGAACGCCCAGGCATCTCTACTACCACAACGGTCGCGGCCCATGGCCGGGCGTGACGACCATCACCGACGTGCTCGACAAGCCGGCGCTGGTCAAGTGGAAGCGCGAGCAAGTGGCACTGGCAGCGCTGGCCCATGTCGATCGACTGGCCGAGGACAAAGCAGCGGGCAACGAGGATGCAGCCGTGGCGTTCCTGATGAACGCCCGAGACGAAGGCCGCAACAGTCGCGAGCGCGGTTCACGGATCCATGAGGCGATCGAGGGCGTGCTGCTGCGTCAGTCGCCGCAGATCGATCCGCGCGATGTTGCTGCGGTCGAAGGCGCTCGAGCATGGCTCAACGCCAAGCGACCAAAGCCGCTCGAGGTCGAGAGCTTCCTCATCAACGCGACGCTCGGCTACGGCGGCACGTGCGACCTGATCGCCGAGCTCGACGGCGAGATCTGGCTGCTCGACTGGAAGTCGTCGAAGTCTGTCGCCTGGCCGAGTGGTCAGGTCTACAACGAGTACCGGCTGCAGCTGTCGGCTTACGCCCATGCCGAGTTCGTCGGCGTAATCGGCGACGCCCAGGAATATGAGGTGCCGGCCATCCAGCGCCTTGGCATCGTCCACGTCACCGATGGCGGGACGCGGTTGTATCCGGCCGACGTCACCGCCGACGGATCGCGAATGTCGGCCGAGCAGCTGAACGACGACTGGATCGCCTTCCGAGCCTGCCTGCGGCTGCACCAGTGGCAGTCGCCACGGTCGAGGAGCGCAGCGTGAACGCGGCCGTCGCGACCCAGGGGGTGGCTAAAAGTTCGGCGAATCGCGCCATCGCGCACGACCTGGCAAGTTCGAAAAATGGGCGACGGGTTTCCGCCACGGCGAAGTTTCCGACCGTCGAGCCAGTCGCGCCGGTCAGTCGGCAGGCTCCCCTGCCCGAGCCGACCAGGTGTGGCTGCGGCGCGCTGATCTATGACCCGGCCGACCTGGCGGATCCCGTTCCTGCGATCGAGGTCGTCCAGCCGGCGGGCCATCTGTCGCTTTCCGAGCAGCTGCTCATCGCCTTCGGTGACCTGATCCGTCGACGGATGCCCCGGTCATGAACGGTCGGTGCAAGTCGCTCGTCGAGGTGCCTGGACTCGGCGAAATCCAGTGCGACCGAGGCCTCGGTCACCCCGACGAGCACGTGGCACGGCGGCAGGGCATCGCCTACGGCTGGCCTCAGCACCCCGCTCAGGGTCTCGCCGAGGGTCTCGCCGAGTCCATCGCCCGGATGTTCCAGGTACCGGCGGATGTTGCGTTTGCCAGGACCTTCCAATCGGATAGCACCACCGATCCGGCACCGCGTCTGCCATCGCTCGAGGACGCGGTGGAAGCACAGCTCGAGGCGATCCACGACGAACTGCCCGACGACTGGCACGGCCACCTCGAGGTAGAGCCCGTTCCACCCGAGCTGACCGACACCTACGGCGTCGCGTTCGGCTCCGCGGTCAAGAACTGCGATCACTCGCGCAGCTCGCACGGCACGCTCCATTCGCGCGGCGAGCGCCAGTGCGATGACTGCGGCCGCTACTTCATCCGGCGGAGCTGGTTCGAATGACCAGCCGCGACTGCCTCAACGCCGACGGCTCGCCGAAGCGCAAGTACCGCTCGGCGTCGGCAGCTGACAAGATCGCCCGCCGCCAGAACCACGACCGCCCGTTCGAGGCGCCGGTTCACGCCTACCTGTGCCCGGGCACCGAGCACTGGCACATCGGCCATCCGCGGGAGGGGCTCGCATGACCGTCGTCCTGGCCATCGATCCCGGCTCGCAGCTGTCCGGCTGGGTCGGTTATGAGGTTGGCGACAGCCGGCCGATCATGGCGCATGGCAAGCACCTCAATGAGCTCGTCCTCGCCGTCGTCAAGGAGACCCGCTTCGACGTCCTCGCCGTCGAGTGGATGGAGAGCTCGTTCGGCTCGCACATCGGCAAGGAAGTGACCGAGACGCTGTGGTGGGTCGGCCGCTTCTGCCAGGCGGCCGAGGAGCGCGGGATCCCGTTCGCCCGGGTGGGCCGCAACAAGCTGCGCCACCACCTCACCGGCAAGGCGACCGCCAACGACACGATGATCCGCGGCGCCCTTGTTGACCGATTCGGTGGGATTGGCGGACGTTCGGCAGCGGTCGGGACGATGAAGGCGCCCGGCCCGCTCCACGGCATCGCCGCCGACGAGTGGCAGGCACTCGCCGTGGCCGTCACCTGGGCGGACCAGCGATGAGCAAGCCCCGGCACTGCAAGGCCTGGCTTTGCCGGCCGCTGAACGTGGCGCCCGAGGTCAAGCCCGGTGAGTTCGCGTGGATGGTGGCCGAGATCAAGGTCCACCACGAGTCGTGCCCGTTCTGGTCGCCGCCTCAGCCAGAGCCCGGTGAGCGGCTTGAGTTCGGTGTCCACCGCCAGCTCGTCGCCGACGCGGAGACCGCCCCGGCGTGGACGCCGTTGGCCGATCTGCGGAAGGCCAAGGAGAAGAGCTACAAGCACTTCGTTCGGGGCGACGACCAATGACCCGCCCGCCCCGCTACTACTTCCGACCGCGCCTCGTCGCGCTCGCTCTGTGCTGGCTGCTCGGCCATCGCTGGGTCGGGACCTGGCCCGACTTCGAGACGATCTCGATCTACCCACGGCCGCGGCGCTTTCACTGCCGGCGCTGCGGCGAATGGACGTTCTGGCACCGATGATCGAGCTCGTGACGGTCGACGAGGCAGCTGCGCGGCTGCGCATCTCGCGCCGATCGGTTTACCGGCTGATCGGCGAGGGCAAGCTGCGCCCGGTCCACCCGACGCCAGGACGCACGCTGCTGACGAGCCGCGAGGTCGACGCCTACATCGCGTCGCTCGACCGCCGGCGTGTCGCATAGGATGGCGTCGTGGCACGTCGTAGCCGGCACGGCGAAGGCACCTGGTATCCAGATCGCGTCAACGGTCGCTACGTCGCGAAGTACCGCGGCCACAAGGCCTACGCCAAGCCGAACACCATCGAGGGTGCGAAGCTCACGCTCGAGGCGCTGCGGCGCAAGTACGGTCGCAACGACTACAGCCCCGCCAAAGGCTCGGTCGACGACTACCTGCGCGACTGGCTCGACACGCTGCAGGGCGTCGAGGCCTCGACCAAGGTGAGCTACGCCGGCCACGTCAACCACCACATCAGTCCCCTCATCGGCACGATCCCGGTCGTCGACCTGCGCCCGTCGGACGTCCGCGCGCTCATCGCCGATCGCCTGGCCGCCGGGCTGTCAGCTGCGACCGTGCGCCGGATCCACTCGACGCTCCACGCAGCGCTCGGCCAGGGCGTGCGCGAGCGGACGCTGCACGACAACGCCGCCCACGGCGTGACGCTGCCGAAGGTCGAGGAGAAGCTCGTGCCGGCGATGACCGAGGCGGACGCCGAGGCGATCCGCGGCGCGGTCAAGGGCACGTTCCTCGAGGCGCTCGTCGAGCTGCTCCTCGGTTCTGGCCTGCGCCTCGGTGAGGCGCTCGGCCTCAACCAGGACGACGTCAAGGGTCGCGTCGTCTGGGTGCGCAAGACGAAGGGCCGCAAGCGTGCCGTGGCCATCAGCGAGGACGCGGCCGCGGCGCTCGCTGAGCACATCGCCGAGCTCAAGGTGCGCGGCCCCGAGGAGCCGGTCTTCTTCGGCCCGCGATCGGGACGCCGACTCAACGGCTGGACCGTGACTCACGCCTTCCCGCGGATCCTGCAGGACGCTGGTCTGGCGCGGCTCAACCCGCACGGCACGCGGCACGGCGTGGCCACGATGCTGCTCGCCCAGGGCGTGCCGATGAAGCACGTCAGTGAGCAGCTCGGCCATCGATCGATCACGACGACTGACCGCTTCTACGCCCACGTGGCGCCCGAGCACCTCCAGGGTGAAGTGCAGCTGCTGAACCGGAGGAAGAAGGCAGAGTGAAGCCATCTGAGGTCGTGGTCGTCCCTGGCAGAAAGAAGCGGCCGCACAACACGGGCACGGTCTTCTTCGACAGAACTAACGGGCATTGGATTGCTCGGATGTCTCTCCCTGGTGGCCGCCGCATCCAGCACGCTCGTCGAACCGAGGAGTTGGCCTGGCGAGCCCTTGACGAGCTGTTTGCGACCACGGCGATATCTGACGACGCGAACGTCCAGCCGGTCGGTCGGCGGCACCTGCCTCCTGCCGCGCGCTTCGCCGTGCTCGAACGCGACGGCTTCCGCTGTCGCTATTGCGGCAATACGGCGGCTCACTCTCGGCTGACGGTTGACCACGTCCTCTCCGTAAGGAACGGTGGCTCGGATGACCCTTCGAACCTTGTGACGGCGTGTATCGATTGCAACCGTGCAAAGCAGTCGGCCAGCGTCGATCCCTCTCTGATCCCGGCCCTAGAATGAGCATCCGAGACGCGAATTGGTCTAAGAGTTGGTCTACCCGACCAGCGGCCGCGGCCGATTCCACGCTCGCGGTGGCCTTAGCTCAACCGGCAGAGCATCGGACTGTGGATCATCTGCGCGGCCTTTTCGCGCGGAACCTTCCGAGTGTCAGCCCGCGCCATGCTGTGCCATTCAGGGCCTGCCTGGGCGCGAATTGGTCTGCTGAATTGGTCTACTCGTGAACACCGCCGTCTACAACGGCGCCCGTCGCGCCGGCTGCACGCCGCGCGAGTCCGAGCTGCTCGCCGTCTACGTCGAGTCCGAGAAGATGGCGAACGCGGCCCTCGAGCTCGGCATCAGCCTTCACACCGCTAAGAACACGATGACCAAGGTTTATCGCCGGCTCGACGTCGGCCATGCCGCAGCGGCTGTTGCGCGGGTGATGTCGGCTTAGACGAAAGTCACGGGTTTTATTCGTGCGAGTACTACCCGGACGTTTAAACGGCGTTGCATAGAACCCTTGGACAGTGCATAAGGGTCGCAGTGTGCATCTCCTCCTCCCCCTCGGCGTCGACCGGCCGGCCTCCCCTTGCCGGCCGGTCATCCTGCTGGGCGGCCTGTGGATGAGGCGACGTCTCGGCGGGGGAACGACTACGTCACGGTCCGTGAGTGGGCCCGGGGACGAGCCGACGACGAGCGCCAAACGCAGCGCGACCGCGATGTCGCGCTCGGCTTGAGCGAGGAACGCATCATGGCCGCCCTCAACACGCACATCCGCATCAGCCAGGACGCGCACAAGGCCCAGGACGACCGCATCGTCAAGCTCGCCGACGGCATCGACCACATCGACTCGGCGCTCGACCAGCAGCGCGGCGCGCGGAACATCCTGCTTTTCCTAGTCGGCACAAGCGTCGTCCAGGTCATCGCCCTGGTCATCACCATCCTGGTCGTGCACTGATGAACGAGAACGCGGTGGTCAAGCCAGGCGCCATCCAGACCGTGACCGTCGGGGCGTTCTCCATCACCGGCACGCCGGCGCTCATCGCCAAGATCAGCGACATGGCCAAGCACGTTTCCGACGTGCTCGGCGATCGCATCAAGAACGTCCAGGTCGGCTTCTACTCGGCGGCGCTGATGCCCAGGCGCGCCGATGGCGGGCCGTCGGTCGGCTACACGCCGAACCCGCACAAGATCATGCTCTGGCAGGCGCTCGTGCACCACGTGCCCGAGACGTTCGCCCACGAGTGCTGCCATGTCCTCGACGGCCAGTGGATGACCACCGAGCAGCGCCAGGACATCATGGCCCTCGAGGTGCCGCCGGCGACAAAGTGGCAGTCGGCCGACTACGACCACGAGGGCTGCGAGAACTTCGCGTGCTACGGCTCGGGCGCCCTCTTCGGCGTGCAGCCTGCCTGGCAGCGCTTCTACCTCGACCCTGTCCCGACGTCGGCGTGGCCGCAGCTCGCCGCGATGGCCCTCAAGGATTACGGCGCGCCGGTCCCGGTGCCTCCGCCCGATCCGACACCGCCGGATCCGGTCGACCTGCAGGCCCAGATCGACGAGCTGTCCGCCCAGCTCACGCAGTCGGCGTCCGCACTGCAGTCGTGCCAGAACGATCGCACCAACGCCCTGAACACCATCGCCCAGCTCAACACCAAGATCGCCGCGGCGAAGACGGCGCTGACATGAACGAGCCACTTGTCGTCGCGGCGACTCCCGAGCTTGATTGGATGTCGATCGACGACGTGATCTGGCTGTCTTGGATGAAGCCCGCTCCGGAGCCGCTCGCCGCCCGGTCAGACGAGGCGCACGGCATTCTCGACGGCAACCTGCTCGAGGCACACCACCCGGTCGAGCCCGTGAAGCGCAAGCATGGCCTGGGCTGGATCGACGTGACGTCCGGTACGCGACACAAGATCGTGCAGCTTGAACCGCTGACGATCACGGCGTCGATCGCCTGCGAGGGCTGCGCGTTCCACGGCTTCATCACCGACGGTCACTGGGTGCCGGCGTGATCGCCACCCTGCTGCTCGGCCTGCTCGTCCTGGTCCTGCTGCTCGCGGGCTTCGCCATCGTCGATAGCAACGGCCGCTCGCCTCTCGGCTGGGCGGTCGCAATCGTCGCCATTGTGCTCATCGTCTGGAGGTTGCCGTCATGACGCTCAGACAGGATCCCGCGACGCTCACCCGCAGCCAGCGCATTCGCGTCTGGATCGGGACGTTCATCGTCGACTACGTCGAGACATTCCTCGGCCTCGTGCCCGCGCAGCTGCTCATCGCGTTCGCGGTGCCGACCAGCTCGATCACCGACGCAACGGCTTCGGTGTACGCGTGGGCCATCCAGCTCGGTGCGCCGGCACTCGCCGCCCTGGTCTCGGCCGGTCGACGAGCTCTGGCGAACGCTTGGCCGGCGCTCAAGGCGTTCTTCGCGTCCGGCTTCGGCGCCATCAAGTCGTGACCGCCGTCAACGCCCGGCGTGACCAGCTCGAGCGCCCGTTTCGCGTCGACCACGAGCTGCGCAACGCCGAGCTCGCCGTCACGCGAGCCGCGATGCCCAAGGACCTGCCCGCGCTGCTGCGTTGGTTCGAGGAGCTGTGGGCGCTCGAGATCCCCGAGGAGCTGCACAGCTCGGCCATCTGGCGCGATCGCGTGTCGCCGTCCGAGCTCAAGGCAGGCGTACGCCCGGTCGGCTCGTCCGAGACCGGCGCCCTGGCCTACGCCGACGAGTTCCGCCGCCGCCTCGAGAACGGACCGTCCGAGGTCGACGGCGCGGATCCGGCGACTGCCGGCAGCGGCCGCGTGTACTACGCCCGACCGATTGCCGCGGCGCTCAGCCGCATCAGCCGCAAGGGCAAGCCGCTCATGGCGAGGACGCTGATCGCGATCGGCCTGGCAGGTTTCGACTGGCGGGCGGTCGCCGATCGCGGCAGCTGGCCGCACGAGATGTTCGAGGTCTATGCCCGCGAATCGCTCATCCGCCTGTGGTTCGAGCATCGCGAATGGGTGAGGTCCGACTAGCGGAGGCGCCTACAATGCGCGACCAATGGCAGCGGCCGGCGACGGCGACCGCAAGGGCGAGGCAGATGCCCGGGGCCGACAGCTCCGTTAGGCGCGCCTCGTGAACGTCCAGCCCGCCCATCCGCCGGCACCCCCGAAGCCGCCTCACCCGGTTGGCCACCACCACCCGACGCACGGCAAGCACGGCCAGCCACCGGGTCATCACGCGCCCTCCCACCCATCCAGTGGCGGCAGCAGCCCGGCCAGGCCAAACCGGCCGCCAAAGCCGCACAAGCCGCCGCATCCCGCTAAGCAGTCAGCACCGCTCGGAGTGGACATGACGAATCAGGGCGAACAGCCAGACCAGATCGACCAGGCAGTAGCGGCCGCCGGCCAGGTGCGCGGCGTCGTCACCGAGGTGATGCTCACGCGACCGAACGGCGACCAGTGCAAGGTCGGTTTCGTCGTCCCGGAGGACCTGCAGCCGGGCGACATCCTGGCCATCTCGGAATCGCTGAACCGACACCTGCGTGCCGTGCTCGCGATGGCCGACGCCAAGCGCGGCCCGGGTCTCCTCCTCGCTCGCGGGGCGCTGCCCAAGAATTGAGGGTCTGCAGCCGGCCCGGCTGCCCGCGCCTGGTCCAGAAGGGTTACTGCCCGGAGCACGACCCGCGGCCGGCGCTGTACGGCCGAAAAAGCGGCGGCTGGCGGCAGCACTCGGAGCGCCAACGTGCGCGTGACCGGCAGTGCGTCGTCCGCGGTTGCGGGTCGCAGGATTTGACCGTGGACCACGAAAGCGGAGCGACCATCTGTCGCTCGCACCACCTCAAGCTCGAGGCGCAACGTCGACGCGGCGAGCCGACGATGCTCGACTGGAGGTAGCGATGTCCGGGCCAATGCCGAAATCTCCGGACAACCGCGCCCGCCGGCGGGAGCCGATCGTCGAGCTCGAGGCCGCCGAGCCGCTCAAGGAGAAGCCGCCGATCCCCGATGGCGAGTGGCACCCGCTGGCCGTCGCCTGGTGGAATGACTTCTGGGCGTCGCCCCAGGCGAAGCTCGTGACGTCGCTGGGCAAGTACCAGGTCATCGACCTGATGATCGATCGCCACCTCTTCTACACGAACCCGACCGAGCGCATGGGCCAGCGCATCGCGGTCCTCGAGGAGGCGCTGCTCATCAGCACCGCCTCGATGCGCCGCAACAACATCAAGGTCCCGGTCGCCGAGCCAGAGAAGACAGACAAGCCGAAGCGAGCCGCCACGGCGTCACGCGATCCGCGCAAGAGACTGCGCGTCGTCTCGTGACGGCGCTGGTCACGCCGGCGGCTGAGCGGCGACCGTGGCCCAGCCTCGGCGGCCAGGTGTGCGACTTCATCCGCGACTACCTGGTCTTCGGCCCGGGCGACCGCCTGGGTGAGCCGGCCGAGATCGACGAAGAGACCGAGTGGCTCATCTGGCGGTTGTACGAGGTATACCCGCGCGGCCACGCGCTAGCCGGCCGGCGACGATTCCAACGTGGCGGGCTGTCGCTGCGCAAGGGCCTGGCCAAGACCGAGAAGGCCGCCTGGATCACGGCCGTGGAGCTGCACGTTGAAGGACCTGTGCGCTGCACCGGCTGGCGCCGCAACGAGCCGATCGGCGGGCCGGTCAACGACCCCTACATCCCGATGCTCGCCGCCTCAATCGACCAGACCGAGGACATCAGCTACGGCGCGCTGAAGGCGATCCTCGAGAACTCGTCGATCGCGCGCGACTTCGAGATCACCGAGGGCTACGTCAGGCGCGCCGTGGGCAGCGGCGAGGCCAAGCCGGTCACCGACTCTCCGCGATCGCGCGACGCGGCACGCGTCTCGTTCATCCACTTCGACGAGACGCACAACCTCGACAACCCGCGCCTGGTCAGGGTCCACCAGACGATGGTGCTCAACCTGCCGAAGCTGCTCAAGACCGACGCCTGGGCGCTCGAGACAGGCAACCGCGGCGTGCCGGGATCCGGGTCGGTCGCCGAGAACACGGAAGATTACGCGCGGAAAGTCGACGTCGGCGAGATCCACGACAGCAAGCTCTTCTACTTCGGGCGCTGGGCGAACGAGAAGATCGACATCAGCACCGAGCTCGGGCTGCGCGCGGCGATCGCCGATTCGACCGGGCCGTACATGAGCTACACGAACACCGACGGCATCATCGGCCTGTTCCAGGATCCGCGGCTCGATCGCGGCCTGCTCGAGCAGCGCTGGCTGAACCGCCGGCGCCAGCCGACGAGCGCCGCCTTCGACGTCGACGCCTGGAAGCGCAACTGCGTGAAGTTCGCCAAGGACCACCCGGGCTACCGGATCCCGAAGGGCGCTCGCGTCGTGGCTGGCTACGACGGCTCACGGCGCAACGACCACACCGGCCTGCTGATCGGCGAGCTCGAGACGGGCTTCATCCAGCGCCTCGGCTGGTGGGATCCGAAGCGCTTCGCAGGCGAGATACCGAGCCACCTCGTGGACATCGCGATCGACGAGATGTTCGACGGCTTCGACGTCTGGCGGCTGTACGCCGATCCGTGGGGTTGGGCAGACACGATCGCTCGCTGGGCCGGCAAGTACGGCAAGGATCGCGTCATCGAGTGGTACACGAACCGCGACCGTCTGTGGGGCATCGCCTGCGCCAACTTCGCCGAGGCGATCGCCAGCGGCGAGGTCTACGGCGACCCCGAGGACCGGATGCTCGAGACCCACATCGGCAATGCCCGCAAGCGGCCTGTGAACGCGCACAACGACCAGAACGAGCGGCTCTGGGCCATCGACAAGGAACGCTCCGATTCGGAGCTGAAGATCGACCTCTCGGCGGCCGCGGTGCTCACCTGGGAGGCGCACGGCGACGCCATCGCCGCCGGGATCCTGCGTCCGCCAGCAGAAGCACCTGTCTACTTCGTGCCCGTCTCGTGAGGTACCGATGCCACGCCTGGCCACGCTCATCGAAATCAGCGGGTACGCGCTCGCGGTCGTCTTCGCGCTGGTCGTCGATCCGCGGATCCTGATCGCGGAGGCGGCGATAGGCCTGGTCGCCCTCGGCCAGGAAATGGGTAAGCGCCCGTGACGGCGTTCCAGAGCGTGGCCAGCGCGCTGTCGCGCGTCTCGCGTCGCGACATCTTCGCTCGCCAGGGCATCCCCGCCGAGGGCCTCGTCGGCCCGGGCGCCCTGCCCATCTACATCGACCAGCAGACGGCGACCCGGATCATCGCCGTGCACGCGGCATGGAGCCTGCTCGCCGACGCTGTCGCGCTTCTGCCCATCGACGTCGTCCAGGCGGTCGGCGATCGTCGCGTGCCGCAGCCATCGCCGGAGTGGCTGACCAACCCGGACCCGTTCGACCCGTCGGTCACAACCGAGGACCACTTCACGCAGGTCGTGGTGTCGATGGCCAGCGACGGGAACGCGTTCACCCTGGCACTGCCAGAGGTCGCCGACGCGGCATCGCTCACGGTGCTCGATCCGACGCGGGTCGAGGTCAAGAAGGCAGGCGCCGAGCCCAAGTACCGCTACCACCCGCCCGATGGCGGGCTCGAGGTGCTCGGCGCGGACCAGATCATCCACATCAGCCGACTGCGGAGGCCCGGCCAGCTGCGCGGGCTGTCGCCGATCGACGAGGCCGGCCAAGCGCTGGGCAAGATGCGCGCCGCCGACCAGATGGGCAACCGTGTCTTCACCAACGCGGTGATCCTGGGCGGCATGGTCACGGTCCCGGGACCGATGACCTCCGACGAGCTGGGCGACCTGCGTAAGCAGATCCAGGAGCAGTACACCGGCGCCAACGCCGGCAAGTTCGGCATCTTCGCCAACGGCTCGACCTTCGGCTATCCCGAGATCGACATCGAAAAGATGTCGCTCATGGCGATGCTCGGCTGGGGCGTCATCGAGGTCGCCCGGATCTACCACATCCCGCCGCACATGCTCGGCGACAACTCCCCTGGCTCGATGTCGCACGGCTCGGTCGAGCAGCAGTACATCGAGTTCACCGACATGGGCGTGCGGCCCTACGTCGAGCGGATTGAGCCCGCCTACAGGCGTCTCCTGCCGGTCGACCACCAGCTGCGCTTCAACCTCGACGCCAAGGTCCGCGCGGACATCTTCGCCCGTTACCAGGCCTACGCCCTGGCCCTGCAGAACAAGATCGCCAGTCGCGACGAGATCCGCGCCAAGGAAGACTGGCCGGCTGCGGACGAGGCGCTCGGCGTCGATACGGAGAACGGCGGCTTCCTCGAGACGCCCAACAACAACTTCGTCGGGCAGCCGCCCGTAGTAGCGAGGTAACCCCATGCACGAGCGAGCGATCCCGATCGCAGCCGAGTTCGAGATCCGGTCGACGGCCGATGGCCACCAGTTCGAGGGCTACGCCGCCGTCTTCGGCGCACAGTCGTCTCCCCTGCCGTACACCGAGACGGTCCAGGCCGGCGCATTCGCGCGCAGCCTGCAGATGCCACCCAACGGCCGCCAGACCTTCACGGTCGACCACGACGACACGAAGCTGCTCAGCTCGACCAGGACGGGCAACCTGCACCTGTCAGAGGACAGCCACGGCCTGCACGTCGAGTCGAACTGGCCGGACACGAGCTACGCCCGCGACGTGCGCGAGCTGCACGAGGCCAACGAGCTCGGCGGCATGTCGTTCGAGTTCTCGGCGACGGCCAAGGGCGCGCCGTTCAGCTCAGACAAGAAGAGCCGCAACATCCGCGAGGCGAAGCTCTACAACGTCACGGTCCTGACGGGCAAGACGCCGGCGTACAGCGCCACGACGGCCGGCTTCCGGGCGCTGGGCGAGCAGCTCGGCGCGACGTTCGACGACGTCGTCGCGCTCTTCGATGCGATCCGCGAGGGCCGCAAGCTGACGGTCACCGAGCACAGCCTGCTCATCCGCGCCGTGCTGCCGGTGGTGCCCTACGAGCTGCGCTATAGCGGCGCCGCCTGGGACGCTTCGTCAGCCGCCTACTCGCTCGCCGGCATCCTCTCGATCATGTCCGACGAGGCGGCCGAGGCCGACCAGCTGGCCATGCTCAAGACCGCCGCGGACGCAATGCAGCAGTTCATCACTGCCGAGGCGGGCGAGGTCGGAGGCGCGCAGGACGCGCTCGAGTCCGGCTATGCCCAGGTCAGCGACGTGACCGTCGGCGTCACCGTTACGTCCAACTCACGACCGAACCTCGCCGAAGCGCGAGAGCTCTGGCCAACTCTTCACACCGCCAACAACTAGCTCGGCGCGGAGCCGGTCCGGGTACGGCGCGGAGCCCCTGCAGGGCCACCAACCGCAACACCAACCGCGGCCACCAACCGACGTTGTCAGGAAACCCCACTGAATCGCTAGGAAAGGAACCATGCGCTTCAAGCACGGCATCTCTCTCGGGCGCTACCTCACGGCAGTTCTGTCGCCGGCGATCGCCCTCGCAAGCTTCCTCGGACTGGTCGGCATCGGCCCGCTCGGGTTCACGCCCGATGGCGGCGATGGTGGCGGCGCGCCGCTCGGCGTGCTCGACCGCCTCAAGGCCAAGCGCGACGCCGCGCTGACCGCTGCCCGGGCACTCGTCACAGGTGCCGAGGCCGAGGACCGCGACCTCACCGACGATGAGCTGGCCAAGATCAAAGAGCACCGCTCTGACGTCGACAAGCGCGACGGCCAGATCGCGGAGCTCGAGCAGCTCGAGCAGCGCCAGGCACGGGCCAACCAGGCAGGCTCCATGAGCCAGCCGGGCCAGCCTCTCGCGGCCGCAAGTGCGCCGCACGTCCAGGTCACCCGCAACGAGTCGACCTACCGCCCTGGTGGCGAGACCTCGTTCCTGCGCGACATCTACTCGGCCCAGCGCGGCGACTATGCCGCGGCCGAGCGCCTGCAGCGCAACAACAAGGAGCAGGGCGAGATCGAGCAGCGGCGCTTCGCCGAGGCTCGCGCCAAGAGCTCAGCACTCGGTGCCGAGTTCGCCGGCGAGTCGATCCCGGAGCTCCGCGACGGCACCACCGGCTCGACGTCGATGGGCTCGTTCATCCCGCCCGTGTGGCTGGTCGACGAGTTCGCGGCGAAGGCTCGCGTGGGCCGCGTCCTCGCGCCCTTCATGCGTGACGGCGGCTTCCCGACCACCAACTCGATCACCATCCCGCGAGCCACGACCGGCTCGTCCGTGGCCGGCCAGGCCGGTGACAATGCAGGCGTCTCCGAGACGGACATCGTCACCTCCCAGCTGACCCGCTCGACGGTCACGATCGCGGGCCAGCAGGACGTCAGCATCCAGTCCCTGGACCTGTCGCCCTACCCGGTCGACCAGATCATCTTTGCCGACCTCGAGGCTGCCTACCAGGCCGAGCTTGATCGCCAGATCATGCGCGGCTCGGGCACCAACGAGCTGCTCGGCATCGACCAGGTCTCGAGCATCGGCGCGGTGGCCTACACCGACGCCAGCCCGACGGTCCCCGAGGCATACCCGAAGCTGGCCAACGCCTGGCAGACGGTTGCCACCGCCCGGTTCCTGCCGGCGGATCTCGTGTCCATGCACCCGCGCCGCTGGGCGTGGTTCCTGGCCTCGCTCGACTCGAGCAACCGGCCGCTGATCCCCGCCGTCGCCGGCGGACCGCTCAGCACCACGGTCGGCCAGAACGTGATCGCGCGCTACGACAGCAACGCCGCCCAGGGCATGGTCGGCGAGCTGTTCGGCACGCCGATCGTGACCACGGCCAGCCACGCCACGAACCTCGGTGCGGGCACCGAGGACCAGGTCATCCTCGCCCGAACGGCGGACATGATCCTGATGGAGAGCCCGCGTCGCACCCGGATCCTGCAGGAGGTCCTCTCGGGCAACCTGACCGTCCGGCTGCAGCTCTACAGCTACGTCAACTTCTTCGCCGGCCGGTATCCGGGCGGCATCTGCCGGGTCTACGACACCGGCTTCATCGCACCGACCTTCTAGGCCGAAGCGAGAACCGATCCCGAGGGCGAGCCCCAGCGCTCGCCCTCGGGCCTTCTTCCCTGCCAATCAACTGAGTACAGGAGCCTTCTGTGAGCGCACGACATCCCGAGCCGATCACGGACGCCTACCTCTTGGAAGGCGGCCCATCGGCGTTCCTCAAGGAGAACTTCGGCCGCTATTTCGCGGCCTCGAACTGCGCGGCATTGGCAACTGGCGTGATGACGGCCGTCGCCCTGCCGCTGCGCACCGGCCAGACGGTGACGTCGCTGACCTTCGTGTCAGGCGCCACGGCAGCCGGCACGCCAACGCACTGGTGGTTCGCCCTGTACTCCAACGCCGCGACGCCGGCGCTGCTGGCCCAGAGCGCCGATCAGACGAGCGGCGCATGGGCGGCACACACGGCCAAGACGCTTGCCCTGGCGACGCCGCAGCTCGTTACCGCCGACGGCATCTACTACGCCGCCGTGATGGTCACCGCGACCACGCCGCCGACGCTCGAGGGCATCACGCTCGAGAACGCTGTCGCCGCGGGAGCCATCGTCACGGGCATGGCCGTCCTGGCACAGACCTCGGGCTCAGCCCTGGCTGCCTCGGCGCCAGCCACGATCGCGACACCGACGACGGTCGCGACCGTGCCCTACGTCGTCGCCCAGTAGCTCGGAGGACCAATGCCGACCGCACGCAAGACGGCGCCGAAGCCGGCGCCCCAGCCGGCCGCGGAGCCGGTCGACCAGCCTGCTGCCCCGGTGGGCATCATCCACCCCGACGGCGGCTTCCATCCCGACAGCAACGGCCTTGGCCAGGGCGACGACCCCGGCGTGGCCAGCGCCGAGGAGCAGAACCAGGCCGAGATCAACGGCTTGCTCGAGGCCAGGCGCTTCGCCTTGGCCAAGGACAAGGACGGCCAAGTCAAGGCCATCGACGCGTCGCTCAAGCGTCGCGGCTATAAGGCCGAGCACGCCGTCGCGCCGAAAGACGCGGCTGTCGAGCAGGCAGTCGTCGAACCCGAAGACCAGTAGGCGGAGGCGAGGCTCGTGTCCGTCGCCCAGACGAAGCTCGTAGGAGCTCTCAACAACTCGGCCACGAGCCTCACTGTCTCCGATGCGCTCGGCTTTGCGAGCTCGATGGAATCGGACGACCTGATCCAGATCGATGATGAGTACCTGCTCGTCACGGCCGGTCTCGGCACGACGGGCTGGACCGTCAGCCGCGGCTATGCCGGATCGGCGGCAGCGTCCCACCTTGACGCCGCGACGGTCACGCGTCTCGAGCGCGGCTACACCGATGCCTCGCGCATCAACAAGATGGCCAAGGCGGACATCGCCGACGCCTCGTACCTGCAGGACTGCGCCGACCAGGCCAACAGCTGGCTGAACAGCGAGGTCGGCCAGTTCTACGGCCCGTCGACGGACACGCAGCGGACCTACGACGTCGAGTCGATCTCGAAGACGCTCAAGATCCCGGGCGGCATCCGCTCGCTGACGACGCTCGAGATCAAGACCTACACCTCGGAATCGACCTGGCACGCGGTTGCCGCCGGCGACATCTTCCTGCGGCCGCATCCCTGGGACCGGCTCGATGGCCTCGTGGCGGACAAGATCGTGCTTGCGGACTTCCCGACCGGCCAGTACTGGTTCTTCTACTACGGCAGCGACGTCGTCCGGCCGACGGGCGTCTTCGGGCCGCCCGAGCCGCCGAACACGCTGCGGCGCATCGCCGATTCGGTCGGCTGGTGGCTGTACCAGTCACGCGACGCCGGCGGCACGGGCATCATCGGCCAGCTCGACACAGGCGAGCTCGTGGTCAACCACGTGCTCACCGCGATGGACGTGCGCACCATCCAGCTCTACCGCAACTCGTCCGGCACGTACAGCTACGTCGGCTGATGGCCACACCGAAGGGCTCGGGCGCCGGCTACGCGAGCGGTCCGTTCGCTATCCAGATCGGACTCAACCCGGCGAGCTACGACCGCGCGATCAAGGCGCTCGATCGCTACAAGGGCGCGCCGCTCGCCAAGCGAGAGGCCGAGGCAGCGCAGAAGACGGCCAACGTGGCACTCGCCGCGATCAAGCGCAACACGCCAATCGCCCGCGAGGGCGAGCTCGGACCCGACTCAATCCGAGGCGAGCTGCTGGCCAAGACCAGAGTGCGAAAGCTCAAGCCTCGAACCACGCTCCATGTCGGATCGGTCGGGATTCAGCTGACTGGACTCGCGGGTCTCGTGGCCAACGCGGGCGAGGTGGCCGCTTATGCCGCCGGCTCGACATCTCCCGTCACGCACCTAGTGGTGCCCGGGCACCGCAACGTCACGCACCTGGGCCGCGACACAGGCTCGCGAACCGCGCCTGAGCCCTATGTCGACGAGGCAATCGAGCCGATCCTAGGCGAGCTCGAGTCGTTTATGGCCGAGCAGGTCGAGAGGCTGGCCTAGATGGACTTCCAGGCGGTCGCCGACGCCATCGCGCTGCGTCTCGACCAGGACCACATCACGCCGCCGACGGACCAGGAGGCGATCAAGCTCTCGACCGCGCGACTGCCGGCGTCGATCAAGAACGAGCCGGTCGTCCTCGTGCTGCCGCCGACGATCGCGTTCAACCTCCCCTCGGCGCGCCTGCATACGGGGTCGGCAACCTACCCGGTGCGCTTCTACCTCAACGCCTATGCGCGCAACCAGGAGTGGAACACCGCTCTCCTGCACAGCTGGCCGAGCCAGTTCTACACGGCCTTCGACGCCCAGGCGGACTTCCAGCTCGGGCTCGACACCTACGTGACGGGCACCTACATCAGCTCGTCGACGCCGGGCACGATCCGCTACGGCGGCAAGCCCTACTACGGCCTGGCGATGACCGTCGTCGTCAACTTCTCGGAAGTGATCGCGTGAAGGAGCCTCGAACGTGACGAAGATCTACCCGCACCCGGATCTTTCCGCACGGAAGGAATACCTGCCCGGCGTCGGCATCGACGGTGCGGATGTGCCGGCCGCCGAGGCGGCGAGCCTGGTCGAGCGCGGCCTGGCCGTCACCGTCAAGCCGAAGAACGCCCAGCCCTTCCACAACGCTGAGCCGGTCAAGCTCGAGGCCGCTCCGAAGCCACGCAAGCCGAAGGCCAAGCCGGTCCAGAAGACCGCGCCGACGCCGCCAGCCGAGGAGTAACCCGTGACCGCGCCAGGCACACAGCGATTCACCTATCTGCAGTCGGGCAAGGAGACGGTCGCCGGAACCGCCGTCGCCGCTACCCGGCCGTGGTACCCGGACGGCTCCGGCTTCATCGACATCGACCCGATGCTCATGAAGCACGGCGGCAACCGCGGCACGCGTACCGCCCTGGCCTACGTCACCAGCCAGGGCGTCATGGTCGAGATCCCGTTCAAGAGCCACGCTGACCGGCCGATCGCCTACGACGAGCTGATCTACCTCGGCAGCCAGCTCAAGGGCGGCGTCTCAGGCACTGGCGGCGCGGCCGACAAGACGTGGATCCACGCGCCGTCGCAGACCGGCGCCAACGCGCAGGAGAGCTTCACGCTCGAGGCGGGCGACGACGTCCAGGGCTGGCAGTTCCCCTACGGCCAGATGACCGACTGGACGCTGTCGGCCTCGAACACGGGCATGACCGACGCCCAGGCCAACTGGTTCGCCCAGCAGCCGGTCAAGGCCTCGAAGACGAGCCTTACCGCCAACCAGGCAGTGATGATCCCGGGCTACCTGTGGAAGATGCGTTTCGCGGCCGCGCAGTCCGGCCTGTCGGGTGCCACTGACAACACGGTCAACCTGATCGACTGGAATCTCAACGTCGTCACCGGTCTGGTGCGTCGCAAGAACATGACCGGCAGCCCGTACTTCGACCGCACTGTCGAGGCCGCCGACATCTCCGGCGTGCTGACGCTGCATGTCGAGTCGACCGCGGCCGCGGTGTCGGAGTTCTACGACAAGTTCTACGGCGAGATCGTGGACTTCGCCCAGCTCAAGGCCGTCGGGCCGACCCTCGGCGGCAGCAACTACTCGAGCCAGATCCAGATGGCGCTCATCTACACGATGGTCAAGCCGATCAGCGCCGCCGACCAGGGCGTGAACCTGTACGAGATCACGGCCGAGCTGACGGCCGACCCGACCTGGAACCAGTCCATCGCCATGACTACGGTCTGCTCGGCCACCGCCTACTAACCCCACCCACGACCATGCCGGGCGGACCGAGCACCGCCCGGCGACCCTTGCTCGGAGGGCCCCCTTTGGCTGAAATCGAATACGACTTGAACAACCGGCCGGATTGGATCCTGCATATCGACCTGCCGGGCGGCCAGTGGGGCGACCTGCTCGTCCGCCTGCCCTACGACCGGGCGATGCTCATGGAGACCGCCTTCGAGCGCGAACAGCGCGCGGGTTCGCCGAACTCGGGCCTCGTAACAGCCTGCCTGAAGGCGCATTTCGTGCGCGGGCAGTTCATCCACACGCTGACCAAGCAGTGGACGGGCGAGATGGGGATGGCCGATGCGCCGGTCGTGGCGACGCTCGCCAACCGCGCCTACGAGCTGTACTTCGCCTGGCGCGTGGAGGCGTTCCCAAAAGGCCAGGGCCAGACGGACAGCCCGACAGGGGGCCAGACGGATACCCCGTCGCCGGACCTCGCGAGCGCCGCGCCAGAGCCCTCCGCACTCTCTTCGGAACCGGCTCCGGCGTCCTAGACCGCGACACCCGCTCGGCGCTCTTCCTGTCGCGCCACCCGGCCTGGACGGCGCAGGACCTGGGCTACCCAGCGGCCGACTACATCCTCTACGACCTGATCTCCCTCGCCGACACCATCGCCGCCGAGGTGGCCAACGCGGCAGCAGCAAAGCACGACCGGAGACGCTGAGTGGCCTCTGAATCGCTCGAGTTCATCGCTACCGCGCGCGACGAAGCGTCCGGCGTCATAAGTGGCCTGCAGGCCAAGCTCAAGTCGCTCGGACCGGCCAGCAGCGGCGCAACCTCGAGCATCGGCGGCCTGAGCACCGGGATGCTCGGCGTCGTCGGTGCGTCGGTAGGAGCTGCCTTCGCCATCGCGGGCGTTGCCGAGGGTGTGGGCAGGATGGCCGCGGACTTCATCCAGGCGGCGCTCGACGAGCAGCAGTCCATCTCGAACCTGGACCAGGCCCTCAAGAACAACGTCACCAACTGGGACGGCAACACGATGGCCGTCGAGAGCTACATCCAGCAGCTGGAGAACACCGGCTACAGCGCGCAGGATCTGCGCCAGGGCCTATCGCAGCTGGTCGGCACGACCAAGGACGTTACCAGCGCCGAGACTGACCTATCCCTGGCCACCGACATCGCGCGCGGCAAGAACATCGACTTGACCACGGCCATCACCGACCTGCAGCATCTCGCGGCCGGCAACTGGAAGAGGACGCTGGTGAGCCTCGGTGTAAGCACGCAGGGCGTGACCGACGCCACTGGCGCGCTCGACGCAATCATGACGCAGTTCGGCGGCGACGCAGCGGCGTACACACAGACGACCTCCGGCCAGATGGACGTCATGAAGAACAAAGCGCATGACATGTCGGTCGAGATCGGCAACGACCTGATGCCCGGCGAAGAGGCGTATGTCAACTTCCTCTCCGAGGCGCTGATCCCGGCGTTGGGCAACGCGACGAGCGCCTTCGGCAGTTTCCTTGACTCGTTCGGTGACAGACGCAGTCTCGGCGGCGCGTCACAGATGGGCGTCCTGATAAAGACCGGCGTGGCCTCGCTCGCTGCTCAAGGGCCAGCGATCAGCGACATGATGACGAACGTCATGACCAGTGGCGCGGGCAAGATTTTCGCGGCGCTGGCGGGTGAAGGCAAGAAACTCGGCCAGGACGTCGCCGATGCCTACGCGGCCGGACTGACTGATACCCAGGACAGCGTGCAGACGGCCTGGAAGGGACTCCTCACTGCCGAGAAGAATCCCGCGAGCGCAGCCAAGCAGATCGCCCAGGTCCAGGGCGAACTGAACTCCAAGGCGCTCGCCAAGGGTCTCGCATCGAGCGACCCGGACATCGTTGCCCGCGCGGAGGCTCTGCAGGCCACTCTTGAGCAGCGCCTGACCGAGCTCCAGACATTCGCCGGGCTCAGGGGCGCGGGCATCGATAACGCTCTGGCGAATGGCATCACGAACAACCTGCCCGTGCTGACCCGGGCCGAGGACAGGATCATGCAGCAGATGGCGAATCGGTTCGCGTCCTCGCCATTCCTCAGTTTCCTTGCGCCGCCACGACCGCCCGCGTCCCACCACGCCGCCGGCGGCCCGTTCGGGCCGGGCGAGGTGCTCCACACCGGCGAATACGGCGAGGAGACGATCTACACCGGCGGCCAGTCGGGCTACGTCGTGCCCGGGCGCGGCAGTGGCTCGTCGGACGGCGTGCCGCCGCACTCCCATCCGATCTACATGAACAGCCGCCGCGTGGGTGATGCGGTCGACCAGCACATCGGCAAGCGCCTGGCGATGGCGTCAGACGGCGACTACTCGCGAGGTTAGAAGTGGCGCGATCGAAGGTCCCGAACACCAACGGCACGGGCGATACCAACTGGGACACGTTCGCCCGCGTCTATGACGGCGTTACCACGGTCCAAGAGCTCTACGTTCAACGGTCTGAGCCCGCCAACGCGACCTATGACGCCGTGGCGACGCTCGTCCTGACGACGACGGGGACAGATCATCTGTTGGCCTTGGCCGGCGACGGGATCAACTACACACGCCTCAAGCAGATCTCTGTTGAGCAGAGCCTCGGATCAACGGCGGGCCTCGCCGATCTGCGCCTGTATAGGACCTCCTCGCTGCCCGTCGTCGGCGGCGGCACGACGATCGTGCCACGACCACGCGATACGAGCGATGCGGCCTACGGGGGCGCGTGCATCTCGCGACCAGGCACAAAGGGCACGGAGGGCGTGCAGCTTCTCCAGAAGCGCCTCTACCTCGTCTCGACTGCGGCGATCGGCGCGCAACCGAACCGCTGGGACTGGTATGCACACGAGGATGATGGACTGAAGCCAATCATCATCGGCCCAGCCACGACGGACGGCATCGCCCTGAAGATCGTTAGCGGCCTCTCGGGTTCTGAGGTTGACGTCACCTTTACCTTCACGGTCGACAGCTCGCTCTAGGCCGTGGGCAACACCCCGCTCTCGACGAACGTCTACGTCACGGACAACGCCTACGACACGCCGACGCTGATCGGCTGGGCGGCAGAGGCGTTGTCGCGCATGACGACGAGCATGGACACGCTCTTGGCCGGCGGACGGGCCGATATCGTCTTCGCCACGCCCAAGCAGATCAAGGCGCTGGGCGGCGTATGGGGCTTCACGAACACCAGCACCCGGCAGTCGCACGTCAATAACTCGCTGACGAAGGCGCAGACCGAGTACACGGTGCTCCACGAGCTCTCGCACATCGTCGACCCGGACACGCTCAACCACACCAGTCGCGCCGCGATCGCGGGGCTGATGCATCCCTCGGTGAACACCGCCACCTCGGGCTTCTGGGGCAACGGCACGGCCCAGAACGCACCGGCTGAGTGCTACGCCAACACCTTTCCGCAGGCCTTCACCGACCTGGGCGACGTCGCGGGCTCGTACTACACGCGCACCATCAACTCATCCGACTTTGGCACCTACCGGACCGACATCACGGGTTCGGGGGTGCCAACTTCTCTGTCTCTGGCGTCGATCGCCAACTCGGGTGCGTCGAACGTCAAGTACAGCGGCACGCCGACGGGCCTGACAGTCGGAGACTGGATCCAAATCGACACGGGCTCAAACGCGGAAGTGACGCAGATCACCTCTCTCGGGACGTCAGGCTCTGGCGGAACCGGCATCGGCGTCAGTCCTGCGCTGGGCTTCACCCATCAGGCGGGAGCGGCGATCGTCGAGACCAGCGCCCCATCTGTCGGCTCCGGGACCGGGGCAACGGGCTTCGGCGTCTACTCGCTGACCGTTCACGGCGTGCAGTACATCGGCCAGGTCCCATCGAGCTCGATCCGCATCGAGGAATCCGGCTCCGACGCGATCGCCACCTTCGAGTTCCTGAACGAGATCGAGGATCCGGACAGCGACCTGCAGATCGCCGGCGTGGGCAACGGTTACGACGTCCCGGCCGGGACCGAGTTTCCCGACGACCAAGTGATCCTGTCGCGTGTCGACACCGGCTGGCGCGTCTTCGGCGGCGTGCTCACCGGGGCTACCCGAGCGCATATGGCGGGCCCCGGCATCTCGCAGGCCATCCGCTGCGTGTCCTATGACTCGTGGCTCGATCGACGCTCCATCCCGGCATGGTGGACGACCGGCTCAGGCGCGCAGAGCGGGACAAAGATCAGCGACGACCGCCTGATCGTCGAGAACATCATCCTGCAGGACTCGGCGGGCAAGGTCGGCGGCGGCGTGGGGCTGATCGCCAACGACACCTACGTCAAGTCGACCAACGTCGCGATGCCGAAGCTCAACCTGCCCGACGGCACGCTGCGCGACCACATCCGCGCGGTCGCCGACGCCGCGGCCACAGCTGCGGATCCCACGCCGCGGCGCGCGTATGTCGATTTCTTCAAGCGTGTCCACTACTTCAAGGGCAACGAGGGCAACCCCGCGCCGTATCGCATCGGCGACGCGGTCTACGCGTCGACCGTCCAGGCGACGGCCGGCCTCGTGTCGTACTGGCCGCTCAACGAGGTGGGCGGCTCGAGCTGGTACGACGCCAAGGGCGGCCACCACTTCGCCATCTCGGGCTTCCGCGTCGTCGGCATCACCGCCGGCGTCGTCAACCAGCCGCAGACGGCCGCCACGTACTTCGCCGGCGCGACATCGGGCCTGGCGAGCTCGGCTGCCCTGCACCCGGGCAATACGTTCTCGGTCGAGCTCTGGTTCCAGCGCAACAAGACCGGCACCGAGCAGGTGCTCCTAGACGCCGGAACAGCCGACTACCAGATCGAGTTCGACTCGGGTGACCACATCAAGGTCCTCAAGAAGGGCACGGGCGCCGACTTCACGACCACCGCCACGTTCACCGACACGAACTGGCACCACCTGGTCGTCACGCACTCGGGATCCGCGACGCACGTCTACGTCGACGGCAACGACAAGGCCGGCACGGCGGCGCTCAAGAGCCTCGCGCCATCCACGAACAACCTATTCGTCGGCGAGCAGTCGGACGGCACGCTCAAGTTCAACGGCTCGCTGCAGCACCTCGCCTTCTACAGCGTGGCGCTGGCCGGCGCGACCGTGACGGCCCACTACAACGACGGCATCACGCTCGTGCCCGACTACATCGAGTTCGACACCGACTACAACACCGCTGTCTCATCGGTCTACATCCGCGGCGCGAACCCAGCCGGCACGGGCTGGTCGACCTTCAACGGCGTGCGCTCGCCGTATGGCGCGAACGCGATCATCGACCGCCAGGACTCGGACGCCGCGGCAACCAAGGCCGCGATCGAGACGGCATTCCTCAAGCGCGACGGCGCGACCGTACAGGGTGGCTACTTCGAGATCACCGGCTACGACGGCTGGCGCGCCGGCCAGACGGTCAGCGTCGACGATGCGGGGCTGAGCGTGCTGGGCTCGTGGGAGATCAAATACATCCAGGGCGACGTGCAGCAAGAAGGCTCGGGGCTCATCACCTGGCAGGTCCACTTCGGCACAATGCCCTGGCGGGGCACGTTCGACATCCGGCGCAAGAACCGGCGCCGGTCCAACAACTAGGAGCTTGATGTGTCGCTCGAGCGCATCCAGGACGCCTTCCCTGACTTTTCCGATGGCGTGTCGCAGCCGACGATTGACGATCAGGGCAACGAGCTGCTGACCACGGACAGCGCCGGCCAGGGCCCCCTCTCGGGATCACGCCTGCGCTCGGAGTGGTTGCGCGGCGTCGCCAACGGCGACTTCCACGATCCGCCAACCGACCCGTCGCGGGCGATCAACGACGACGTCGACGACGCCGACTACAACCCGCTGCCAGGCTGGACGCTGGTCGACGCGAGCAACGGGGCGATCAGCTGGTGGTGGGTCGCCGACAGCAACACCGGATCGGGCGCCCACGTCGAGGCGCGGGTGCCGGCCGGGCTGAGTGGGACGCTCAGCTCGTGGCTCACGCAGAGCGTCCCGGTGCGCTCGACGCCGCTGGGCGACCAGACCATCTCGGCACTCGCCGCCCTGAGCGCGGACGCGGGCAGCGCCGGCTCCACGGACCTGGCGAGCCTGACGATCAGCCAGGTCGACCCGAGCAGCGCAGCCATTGCCAGTGTCGGCACGGTCGAGGGTGACGCGACGCTGGCCGATGCGGCACTCGCCATCCAGGCGCCGACAGCTGAGACAGCGCTGGCGGCCAACGCTGCCGCGGCCGTGCTGTCGATCGGTGTCCAGGTCAGCACGTCGAGCGCGCACACGGTCACGTGGTACGAGGTGCTGGCGGTTTATCCGCCGTCAGAGACGCTGCTGCCCGACATCTCGGACCTGGGCGGCCTGGCTGCCTACGACACGCCCGAGACCGCCGCCGGCGGCAAGCGCATCTATGTCGGCACGGACACGCCTACGGGCATGTCCGAGGGCGACATCTGGATAAAGAGCTGAGCGATGCCCACGATCGGAAGCAGTTCCAAGCCGACCCACTACTGGTGGGCCTTCGGCGTCAGCTCGACCAACCAGGAAGCCGAGCTGCTGACGATGCCCGAGGACGGCACGATCAACACCCTCGGCCAGTGGATCGGCGGCTGGAACACGACGTGCCGGACGAAGCTGTGCATCTGGGACAGCAGCGGCGCGCTGCTCGGCCAGAGCGCGCAGTTCACGGTCGCCGATAAGGGCGACGGCGCGGACGGCAACGTCGATCTCTACACCGCCGACCTGACCGCCGGCGTGCATCTCTCCGCCGGCGACACGTTCTTCGTCGGTTTCTCGCGCAACCCGGCAGACAAGCACCAGGTCTCGGGCGGCAACGCGGGCAGCGGACCGCACTACGACAACACCAAGGCGTCGTGGCCGGACGTGCTCAGCGGCGCCACGACCGTCGCCCGGCGCATCGGCTCGTATGTCGCCGACTACACGCCCGAATCGGGCGGCGGCGGTGGCGGCGGAAGCACAGGCGCCTATCCCACCGCGGACTCAAAGAGTGGCACGCCGGCGTCGTCCACCTCGTGGACGGTGACCTACCCGTCAAGCATCAGCGCCGGCGACCTGATCCTCGTCGCGGCGACCGTGAGCAACGACACGACGATGAGCGCCAGCGGCTTCACACTCCTGCTCGATGTCGGGAGCGGTGCGTCGATCGCCCACCTGAAGGTGCTGGGCAAGGTCGCCGCGGGCGGCGAGTCCGGGACATTCACGCTCACGCTCGGCACCGCCCGCGCGGGCGAGTGGCAGGCCATCCACATACCGGCCGCGTCGTGGTACGGCGGCGCGCTGTCGGCGGGCAGCACGATCAACGCGAGCACCGGCTTCAACGCGGCCACCAGTTCCAGCGGCAGCGGCAATGCCGACCCGCCCAGCCTCACGCCCGCGTGGGGTGACGGAGACAACATCTGGCTGGCCATGCTGGCCGTCTTCGGCAGCTCCGGCATCGCGATCTCTGGGGCGCCGTCCGGCTTTGGCGACCTGGCGACGGTCTACGCCGCGGCGGCCACGCATGGCAACGCGATCGCCGATGAGCTGCTCGATGCGACGAGCCTCGATCCGGCAACCTTCACGGTCAGCCCGGCACCGGGCAACAGCGTCGCGGCGACCATCGCCATCAGGCCTAACGCACCAGCCAACGGCATCTACATCTACCGCTCGGGCGCCTGGACGCTCGTGAGCTAGGTCGTTTCCAGTCCTGTCCGAGCAGCCGTCCGCCTTTCGGGCGGGCGGCTTTTTCGTATGGGCTTTACGCCGTCTTCGTCACCTCGAGAGTCCAGGACACGCAGCTCGACTCGACGAAGACCTTGTGCCTGCCAGCGCGAAACGCGTGGCTTGCGTCCGTCTTAGGGCTGTCGTCAGCCTCCACGATGTCATAGAAGGAGACACGCCCGTCGATCTCGAACGAGCTGTAGCACACGCCGCTGCTATCGGGCGTGTCGGCCATCCAAACGGTGAACTGGCCGCGATGCGCAAGGACGAAGCGACCGACAGCCTGCCGCGGCTGGGCACTCCCGTAGGCGAAGTACTTGAGCGGGCTGGCAGCGACGGGCGAGGCCACACCGAGGACCGCGCTGACTGCCAGCGCGACCGCTGCGAGGCGGGCAAACCTCATGTGGGACTCCTCTAGCGTGTCAAAAGAGCTGTCACCGGATAGGACGATCGTAATGGGCCGGATGCCGGTCGAGATAGCCAGCGAATCTCGTAAATGGTCGCTGGGCAGCAGGAGATCCGGCGTTGCCCGACGTCAGCGACATCAATCAACCGTGGCCGGACTTTGAGCGCGAACTGCGTCTGCGATTTGTGACAACGCTGCTTCGCCTCCAACGGAGTGCGCGACCAGTGCCAGCAACTCGGTCAGAAACGACGCGCTTTGTCGTTGTTCCTGGCGGACTTCGCGAACGGCCGCGGTCAGCTCGCGAATAGCGGCGACCAGATCGCTCCGGTCGTCAGCCTCGACGGGCGCGGTCGTGCCAAAGATCCGCTCGAGCCCTTCGATGTTGTCGACGCTCGGCGACCGGCCTGATTCCCAGACCTGCACCGTGCTCTCTTCGGCCTCGTAACCAAGGTCCTTCAGCCGCCTCGAAACGTCTGCCGGCTTCCAGCCCATGCGTTTCCGCTCGTCGACGATCCACTGACTGACCGGAGGCTTTGGCTTGCGAGCCGCTCTGACTGCCACGCGCCGACGTTAGACGAAAACTTGTCGATTGCGTCAGATTTCACGATTAGTTCTTGACAAGGTTGCGTAAGCCTGTCAGCATCCGCGACCATGACAACGATGAACGAGGAACTCGTCAGCGGCCTCGAGCTGAAGCTCGAGCGGGTCGCACGCCAGGTCAAGGCGTCCGATCTAGCCGCACAAATCGGTGTCTCTCGCTCGTACCTGTCGCAACTCGAGAGCCGTCACAGCGTCAAGCCCGAGGCCGCTCAGCGGTACCGAGCCGGACTTGCAACCTTTCCAAGTCTTGCAAGCCATTCAGAGAGCTCGAGCGCCGCGTGATGGCGCTGAGTACCGCTCCGACCAGCATCGCCCGTCCTGGGGCATCCACGGCGCCCACGCGCGGTCGTGGCCGGCCCGACATGGTCACGATTCGGGCGACCGAGCTCGACGATGCACAAGTCGAGGTCCAGGCACTGCGCGCCGAGCTGCGCGCCCTGGGCCGGCTGTCTCCACAGGCTGAGCGCGTCTACCGCTACGTCGCCACGGTCGGCGAGTCGATCGAGGCCGAGCAGATGTCCGCCGCGGTCGCCGCCTACCTGGCGCGTGCCGCGAAGAGGCATCCATGATCACCGCCGGCCTGCGGGTCTTCTTCACCGGCATGGCCTTCGGCTATGTCGCCGCCATCGCCATCGGCACGGTTGGCGTCGTTCTAGGAACGCCGGTGCGGCTGTGAAGCGCCTCGACATGGCGCACCCGGACACGACGCGTCTGGCCTACGACCCGCAGGAGGCGCCAGACGACCAGCTCGACCTGACTTGGGCCGAATGGCGCTGGATCGTTGTCGGCTTCCTGGTCGCGGGCATCGCGGTCCTGCTCATGTCGCTCGCCGGCGGCGGTCCGTCATGACCGTCGACGCGCTGCTCGATGTCGACGAGCGCGACGCCGCGATTCGCGCACGTGTGTTCAACGAGGCCACGACTCCCGTCGCGCGCCCTGACGCCACGACCGGTTCGACCGGGACACCTGCCCACAAGGGTGATTTCGACGGTGGCAATTCAGGGCGCGCGACGGTTGCCGCGGCCGCGCTCAGCGAGGGCTCGAGAGAGTCGGCAGTCGGGTAAACGGGCTCAAGGGCCGGACCGAGACCGGGCACGGCGACGGTCCGGCCCGACCGGGCACGGCGACGGTCCGGCCCGACGAGCCGGAATGGGGATCGAGGACAGGAAGGGACGAGGAGATGGTTGGACTGATTCAGGATCGGCTCGAGAAGCTGCCCAAGATCGTCCTGCGCTCGGGCGCAGGCCCAGCGCCGAACGGCAAGGTCGACGGCTGCGTCATGCAGGTTGTGGCCTGGGTCGCCGGCGAGCCGTGGAGCGACCACCCGGCGTGCGCCAGCCCGCTGCTGACGAGCTTCTGCATCCGGCTCAACGACCGCTGGTCGGACGAGGACCGGCAGCTGCTCAAGCCGTTCATCCCGCGCCTGGTCGGGACCAACCTGGGCAAGGCCGTCGACAAGGAGCGCGCCTACCTCATGGCCGACTGGGCGGTGCGCTCCTACGCCCCGCGCTGGCTGCGCAAGGCAGGCATGGACGACGAGGCAGCAAAGCTCGAGGCGCTCGCGCCGCTGACCGACGCGGCGAGCTCGCGCAAGGCGCGCACGATCACCCAGGCGACGCGCGAGGTCGCGTGGGCCAGGCGAGAGGCAGTCCGCGAGCTGATCCGGGCCAAGGTCCGGGCTGAGCTCGAGGCGCAGGGAATCGCTGTCGCTGACGCTGCCGCTGACGCTGCCGCTGCCGCTGCCGCTGCCGCTGTCGCTGCCGCTGCCGCTGTCGCTGTCGCTGCCGCTGACGCTGCCGCTGCCGCTGCCGCTGCCGCTGTCGCTGCCGCTGCCGCTGTCGCTGTCGCTGTCGCTGTCGCTGCCGCTGCCGCTGTCGCTGTCGCTGCCGCTGCCGCTGCCGCTGTCGCTGCCGCTGCCGCTGTCGCTGTCGCTGCCGCTGTCGCTGTCGCTGCCGCTGTCGCTGTCGCTCGGTCGAAGGGCGACTACTGGGCGCAGTACAACGCCGCCTATAAGGCCGCGAAGCCTCAATTCGAGAAGCTGTATGCCGAGGTTGCGCACGAAGTGCGCGACGAGGTCTTACAGCTGCTCGACCGCCTGATCGAGGTCGGCAAGCCGGACGCACCAGCCGCAGTCGCGGCATGACCGACGCCGTCGCCGTCCCGATTCGCCAGAACACGGCCGAGTGGGAAGAGGCTCGCCTCGATGGGATCGGCTCGTCTGACGCGCCTGTCATCGCCGGCGAGCGCGGCTCTGTGGTCGCCCTTTGGGCGGCCAAGACACGCCAGGCGCCGGCCGAGGAGATCGACGCCGACACGCGGGCCATGTTCGACCTCGGCCACCGCCTCGAGCCGGTCGTGGCCGACGTCTACACGGAGCGTGTCGGCCGGCCAGTGCGCCGCGTCAATCGCATGCTGCGCCGGCGCGAGGATCCGTGGGCGTTCGCCTCGCTCGATCGCGTGAGCGCCGTCAAGGGCGAGCGGCGCATCGTCGAGCTCAAGACCGCGCCGTGGAGCACGTGGGGTGTCGGCGAGCCCGTTCCGGGCGACGTCCAGGCACAGGTCCAGCACCAGCTGTGGGTGACCGGCTACGACGTCGCCGACGTCGTCGTGCTGCACCGCGGCTACGACCTGCAGATCCACGAGGTCGGCCGCGACGACGGCTTCATCGACGACCTGGTCTACCTCGAGCGCGAGTTCTGGCAGTGGGTCCAGACGCGCTCGCGGCCGCCCGTCGACGGCTCGGAGCTGACGCGCAAGGCGCTGCAGCGCATGTTCCCCGACGAGTACGGCGAGGTGCTGCCCGCGACGCCCGAGTTCGACGAGCTCGCGGAGCGGCTCTACATCGAGACGGCGCTCTTCAACTCG